TACGAACCTTACAAGCGTAATAGACAAGTTGCACGTGATAAGATGACTGTAACTGAGAGTGAAGAAGATACAGTCTTTTGGGAAATCTTCGACGAGTTTAAAGACTTTGTAAGTACAAAGACTAACTGTACTGTTATGCGTCATCCGCAACTAGAAGCAGATGATCTTATTGCTGGTTGGGTACAATCACACCCCAATGACAATCATGTTATTATTAGTACTGACGGTGACTTTGCACAACTTATTGCACCTAACTGTAAACAGTATAACGGCATACAAGACGTTACAATTACACACGAAGGTTACTTTGACAAGAAAGGTGATCGTGTTATTGACAAGAAGACTAAGTTAGAAAAGCCTGCACCTGAGCCTGACTTTATGTTATTTGAAAAGTGTATGCGTGGCGACACTAGTGACAATGTGTTTAGTGCATTTCCAGGTGTACGTAAAAAAGGCACTAAGAACAAAGTAGGCCTTATTGAAGCATATGCAGACAAAGATAGCAAAGGCTACAACTGGAACAATATGATGTTACAGCGTTGGGTAGATCATGAAGGTGTTGAACATCGTGTACTAGATGACTATACACGTAATGTTACACTATGTGACTTAACTGCACAACCTGCAGACATTAGAGAGATAATTAATAATACGATTGCAGAAAATGCAACGCCTAAAGAAGTATCACAAGTTGGTATGAGACTTATGAAGTTTTGTGCTAAGTGGGATATGCAACGTATTGCAGATCAGGCGGCAACTTTTGCAGAACCATTACAAGCGAGGTATCCACAATGATAAAAACAAAAACTATTCTTAAAGATAAATTTTGGATTCTTGAAGAAGAAGGAGTACGAGTTGGAACTTTAAGTATAAGTGAAGACAAGTATATGTTCAGTGGTCCTACAGGAACTACTTATTTTGACAGCAAAAAGGCACTAAAGAGTACATTCGGAGACAATGTACTGATTAGTGAAGTGCTAGATGTACCGGAAGAGAAGCCGGAGAAGGAAGTTTATAACTTTCCAACAAGCACACATCCTTACAATCCTATGCTAGATGTACAGCGTAAACTACCATTGTTTACTAAAAGTAACAAGAGTAAGAGCTTGTATTGTGCAGGATATTACATTATACGCTTTGACAAAGGCTGGGTAAAGAGCTTTTGTCCTAAACTACTTACTGTAGAACGTTACGAGTTTCAAGGACCGTTTAAAACAGATCTTGAAATGAAGTCAGCGTTGAGTAAAGCAAATGTCAAGTGATCCTTTAAACACTTCTTCAATACAGATGTTTCTACAGCAAACTAAGTCTGCAGATTTATCAAACTCTAAAGAAGTTAAACTTCCTATAACACAAGCCAAGAATCTTGCATATACACTAGGTATAGTAATGGCAAGACTAGAAGGCGATCTAGAAAGATACGTTAAAGAAAATAGTGGCGGCGGAAGTGACATTGAAGTACGATTAGACGGTGGAACTGACTGGAAGTAAACTACATACTTAACTGTAAAAAGAGATAAATATATGCGTATATAATTATAGGAGTATACGCATATGAGTAGGCCTAAACCAACCGTATTGCTAGAACACATAGATAAAAAGACTTATAGAGCTGAACAAGTTCTAGATGCCGATGCTATCTGGGCAGTGTTCTACAACAACAAACCTTTCAACCTAAAGAGTTTAAACTCTATCACAAACTATCCAGGACCTAAGTATAAGAAGGTATCTTTTTCTAACCCCGGACACGCTCATAACTTAGCAAAGAAGTTAAACGACATGTTTAATACAGACGAATTTGCGGTATATAAGTTATCAACAGGTGAATTAGAAACAGAGATATGAACTGGAAAGAGACTTATACCAAAATCTTCCTCAATCAACTAGGCAAAACATCAAACGATTTATCAGTTAAAGAGTTTATGCCCTTATGGTGGAAGAATCCTAGACAGTCCGGCGGACTGTGTCTCACTGAATTAGGTTTTGATATCTTAACCGAAATAGATCTTGCGACATATGATGTACCGTATCCAAAAGATATGCCCCTTACAACACAAGTCATTATCTTCTTAGACAAGTTTATTGACTGTCCTTACTACCTTACCCATAATTCGATTGTAGTCACAGGCGAAAAGAAAGCAATGGAACTACATTTGTTTAGCGGAGACCTACGTAAATACGGTCTTACTAAAGCAATGAATCGACACGAAAAATAATTTAACATTTTGGCAACTTAGTGGTTGACTTTTATTCTGTAGAGTGTATACTATATGTATAGTTAGAAATTAACTTAGCACTGATGACAACACAAGAGGAATATAATATGGAAAATGTAGCACTACGCACCGTAAGCCCTAATAAGGCTAAAAAATCAATTAAACACGCTATTAAAAAGAAGCGTCCAATCTTTCTTTGGGGACCTCCAGGTATTGGTAAATCTGAAATTGTAGAACAGATTACTCACAGTTTACCTAAATCACATTTGATTGACATTCGTTTATCATTATGGGATCCGACAGATATTAAAGGCATGCCTTATTATGCCGCTAATGATAACACAATGAAATGGGCTCCTCCAGTTGAGCTACCAAGCGAAGAGTTTGCGGCACAGTTCGATAACATTGTACTGTTCTTAGACGAAATGAACTCTGCGGCACCTGCTGTACAAGCGGCGGCTTATCAACTTATTCTTAACCGTAAGGTTGGAGCATACAAACTGCCAGACAATGTAATGATTGTTGCGGCTGGTAACCGTGAAGCAGACAAAGGTGTTACTTACAGAATGCCTGCTCCGTTAGCAAACCGTTTCATCCACTTAGAACTTGCAGTTAATTTTAATGACTGGTTTGACTGGGCTGTAGATAAAAAGATACATAACGATGTAGTAGGTTTTTTACAGTTTAGTAAGAAAGATTTATACGACTTTGATCCAAAGTCACCAAGTCGTTCATTTGCAACACCACGTAGTTGGACATTTGTAAGTGAACTATTAGAAGACGACCTAGACGTCGAAACTACAACTGATCTTACATCAGGTACAGTAGGCGAAGGGTTGGCCATTAAGTTTATGGCACACCGTAAAGTAGCGGCATCTATGCCTAACCCAAGTGACATCTTGTCAGGTAAGGTTAAAGAGTTGAAACAGACAGAAATCAGTGCAATGTATTCCCTGACTGTATCACTTTGCTACGAACTAAAAGAAGCGTCAGACGCAAACGATAAGAAGTTTGATGAAAAAGTGAATAACTTTCTACGCTTTGCAATGGACAATTTTGAAACTGAATTGGTTGTCATGGGTGTTAAAGTAGCACTCACTCAGTACGCATTGCCCATTGATCCAGACGAAGTAGAATGCTTTGATGAATTCCACGATCGTTTTGGTAAGTATATTAAGGCCGCACAACAGTCTTAATATGGTGTGTTGAGTTTTGGGCGTTCTCATTAAAAAACGTCCATTTTATATTGACTTTTTACTATAAAGATTGTATAATATATGTATAGTAACAAACAAAAGGGCAAAAGAACATGAGCGTTGCAGGAACTAAACTTTGGGAACCAGACCTTAATATTACTCCAGAAGCATTAGAAGAAATGCGAGTAGAAGTATATGACCGTATTATTATTGCTCGTGTAGGTTTGCTTTTGCGTCATCCATTCTTTGGCAACATGGCAACACGTTTACGCATTTTAGCCGCAGATGATTGGTTACCCACTGCCGCTGTAGACGGACGCAACCTTTATTACAACACTCAATTCTTTAATGCAATGTCAAACAAAGAAATTGAATTTGTTATTGCACATGAAATTTTACATTGTGTCTTTGGACACATGGATCGTAGAGAAGATCGTAACCCTTTAATTTGGAATATTGCAGTTGACTATCTAGTTAATAACTTGCTAGTACGTGATCGTATTGGTGAAAAGCCTAAACTAGTAGACTGTTATCAAGACTTTAAATACGAAGGCTGGAGCGGTGAGCAAGTATATGATGACATATACGAAACTGCAAAACAGAACGGAAAAGACTACTTAGAGCAATTAGGCGAGCTATTAGACGAGCACCTTGAAGCAGACGGTAGTGATCAACCAGGCGACAACGGCGAAGGTAAAGATTCAAACGGCAACGGTACATCTAAGAAAAAGCCTAAGATGACTAAAGCAGAAGCAAAACAAATTAAAGACGAAATTAAAGAAGGCATGATGCAAGCGGCACAGGCGGCAGGTGCAGGTAATACTCCTGGCGAAGTGCAACGTATGATTAAAGAACTTACAGAGCCTAAAATGAACTGGCGTGAAATTATTTCACAGCAAATTCAGTCTACTGTAAAAAATGACTTTACATTTATGAAACCTTCACGTAAAGGCTGGCATACTAGTGCAGTACTTCCAGGACAAAACTTTGACGATTCAATTGAATTATGTGTTAGTATTGACATGTCAGGCTCAATTGGTAATTCACAAGCAACTGACTTTTTAAGTGAAGTACAAGGCATTATGGATCAGTATAAAGATTATAAAATTACTGTATGGTGCTTTGATACAAAGGTATACAACGAACAAGAATTTACTGCTGATGGCGGAGAAGACTTACGTGACTACGAAGTTATGGGCGGTGGCGGCACTGACTTTGATGTTAACTGGCAGTATATGAAAGATAGAGACATTGTTCCTAAAAAATTCATTATGTTTACAGACGGATATACATGGGACTCATGGGGTGATGCAGAGTATTGTGATACATTATTCTTATTACATTCACATCATGATAAAAAGATCGAAGCACCGTTTGGTACAACTTTACACTATGAGGAAATGAGTGCCTAAACTTAAACAACCAAACGCTTTAAACTTTTTTGGATTAAGGAGAGCACATTGTGTATCTCCACAATTCGAATATATAACCATTCCTTACACCTACAACATCGAGGAATCGTTAAATAAATGGGTACTGAGACATTTAAAAGGTAGATACTTTTTAGGAAAATCAGTAGGAGTATCAAGTAATAATGGAAGAACTGATAACTTTATTAAAGTCGGATTTGAAGACCCAAAAGAAGCAAGTTATTTCATGTTGGCTTGTCCACTTCTGAAATACAAATAATTAACTACGTATATATAATAGTATAGGAGATATATAATGGCGAATGACACAACACCAAAAGAGACTGTAGAAGCACCAGTAGCAACTGAAGCACCTGCAACTCCACCAGCGGCAGAATTAACTGTCCAAGACCTAACAGCAATTAAACAAATTATTGATGTAGCAAGTTCAAGAGGCGCTTTTAAAGCAAATGAAATGGCTATTGTAGGTCAAACATATAACAAACTAGAATCTTTCTTGGGCGCCGTAAGCGAATCAAAACCGCAGGAAGAACCTAAAGGAGAATAACTATGGCACTTAAACATATAGGCCGCGTTGTAAAAAATCAAAAAAGATGTGCAGTAGCATATCGCACAGTACCTGGAGACTCAAAGTTTTCACTTGTAGTAATGAGTGAGAATTTAGATTCACCAGACCATGATGCATTAATGACTTTAATTGAATCAGGCGCAGGACAAGAAGCAAACGAACTTGCTGATGCGATGCACAGAACACATTTACCAGACGGTAAGAACATGTTAGTAGGCTTCCATGCAATGGGCAAACTAACAAAAGTATTATCAGAAGATATTGAAATGACACCTGATAATAGTACAACTATTAACCTTGCAGAATTAAATAAAATTATTGCCGAACAAAAAGGCGTTACAATAGAAGACTTAGCCGGTGAAGTTAAAGGCGCACCAAATGCGAATGCAACAGCACAAGCACCTGTTAAAGCACCTGAAGTAGCACCTGCAACAGATACATTAAGCGACGAAGATTTAGCCGCACAGTATCGTTCACAAGCAGACACTTTATTTAAGGAAGCAAAAGTACTACGAGAACAAGCAGAGGAATTGGTACCTACAAAGAAGAAAACCAAGTCTAGTGCAAAAGAAACCTCGTAAAAAGCAACTTCCAAAAGAAGTAATAGATCATTGGCCAGAGGTACTCAAGGACATACACATTGATGTTGTACCACTTGAGTACCTTAACTCTGTCAGAGTAGAGTTTACTGACGGTAAAATATGGGACATTGATATTAATACAGACAAAAAGCCTGTAAAAGATCTAGAAAAATCCTTAGACGACTTATTTGAACAGTATCAAAATGTAATAAAGAATGTTGACTTTAGACTAGATACAGACAAGGTTAAAGCAGATATTACCAAAAGAACTAAGAAATTTTTAAAGTTAAGAAGATAGTTCAGATGGATAAATACTAATAACAAATAAATATGTTATCAGGAGTTAACTAGAATGGCATTACAGATCAGACGTGGCACAGATGCTGAACGTACCGCAGGTGGCGGTGTAGTTTTCGCAAACGGCGAGTTGGTGTATGTAACAGATACCGACAAATTATATATAGGTGACGGAGCAACAGCAGGCGGTATGCCAATGGCTGGTTCAGCTATTGCAAGCATAGGTGAATACATTGTAGCTGATACAATAAACTCAACATTAGACTTACAACAAAATTTAGACCTTAACGGTAAAGACATAATTGGTACAGGTAATATTAATATTGCTGGTACTATTACTGCTACTGGCAACATTAACTTAGGTGATGATGCTGGTTCTGACACTGTTAACTTAGCGGCACAAATAACAAGTTCATTAACTCCGAACGCAGACGCTACATACGACTTAGGTACAACTTTACTAAAATGGAATAACATACACGCAGTAAGACTTGACGGTGACGTAGAAGGTAGTGTATTTGGCGATGATAGCACACTATTAGTAGATGGTGTTAATAATAAAATTGTTGGTGTAGTAGATACAACAAGTATAAGAACAAGTGAAGATAGAATTGCACTTGGTGATAGTGCTGGTGCAACCAATCAAGATAACGGTGCAGTAGCAATTGGTAGCTTAACTGGTACAGTAGATCAAGGTTCACAAGCAGTTGCAGTTGGTGTTTCTGCTGGTAGAGAAAGACAGGGTTATTATGCTACAGCACTTGGACGTTACGCTGGTCAAAATGATCAGGGTGTATCCGCAGTAGCAGTTGGCCACTCGGCGGCTAGAGAATCTCAAGGTGTTGGAGCAATAGCAATTGGTAAGTTAGCAGGTGAAACTAACCAAGCGGCAAACTCAATTGTATTAAACGCAACAGGTAGTGCAGTAGAAAATACCACAGCAAGTAGTTTAGTAATTAAACCAGTACGTGATGCAGTTGGTACAACTGTAATGATGTACAACAATGCAAACGGCGAAGTAACACATACAGCAAGCCCTGCATTTGATTTACAAGGTGATTTAACTGGTAATGTAACTGGTGACGTAACTGGTGATGTAAAAGGATCAGGTGCACAAACAGTATTGGCGGCAAACACAGGTCCATCAGATGCGGCTTTAAGTGTAAGTACAGTTACAGCAACAACACTTTCAGGAACACTAACAGGCAATGTAACTGGTAATACAGCAGGTTATCACACAGGCGATGTTAAAGGTTCAGTATTTGGCGATGACAGTACTGTTATTGTAGATGCTGTAAATAACACATTAATTGGTAACGTAACAGGTGATTTAACTGGTAACGTAACTGGCGACACAGCAGGTACACATACTGGTGCAGTAGTTGGTAATGCGGCAGGTGATCATACAGGCACATTTACAGGTAACGTGTTTACTGCTTTAATTGATAGTGCAGATTCAAGTGCTATTACAGTTACTCCAGCAGTAGTTATGAGTAGTGACTTAACTGTTGACAATGCTGTAAGCATAGGTGGCATAACTGGCGTTGTAATTAACGATAATAACATTAGTGCATACAGTGCAAGTAACCCTACAAAACTTGCTATTAACAGCATATGTGCAGATGCAAACGATTATACAACTGAATTAGTAATTGACAGTAACGTTAATGTAACTAACGACATGACTGTTACAGGTAAATTTACAGCGTTTGGCGACCGTGCAATTACTGCAATTCACAGAACAGCATTAAGTGAAACAAACAGTGGTTTCTTTGTAACTGAATATGCAGGTTCAGTAACTGATGCGGCAGAGCTACAAGACATTTCAAACTATACAATTAAAACTAAAATTGTAGAAGATGTTGCAGACTTTGGTACTGCTGTTAAATTTGCTAGTATGACAACTAGTGTTCGAAATGCACTAACACCGGCAGCTGGTATGGTTGTGTTTAATACTACAGAGACAAAATTACAAGTATACACAGGTTCAGCCTGGGCAGACCTACACTAATAACTAAAAAGAGTTAACATGACTTTAGAAGAAGTACAAGCAAGGCTTGAATCTGGTATATCAGAATCTATTGTAACTATGCAAGGCGACGGATGCAACTGTTCAGCAGTTATTATTTCGCCTGCTTTTGAAGGAATATCAAAAGTAAATAGACAAAGACTAGTTTTAAAATTAGTAAAAGAAGAAATGGCAAGTGGTGAACTTCATGCACTTACTGTAAAAACTTTAACACCCTCAGAACAATAATATTTTTTAGTCGTAAAAAAAGGAGCGTAATGCTCCTTTTTTATTGAGTGGATTATTCTTAAAGAATTATCATACACTCAACTACTTTTTCTTCTTCAATAGTACTTGTAGTAAGTGCTATAGCAACTTTTTGTGCGCCGTCTTTAATTAGTACACCATCATAACTTGCATAAAGTATATCACCTTTATTAACTGCTCCTAGTACACGAGTTGGTACACGACCTTTAAGTGCTATTGCTTGTCCGTCTGCACTTGCGTTCATTAAGTAAGCTGGATCAGTAGATATAATTCCTACTGGAAAATCGTTTGGTCCACATGCTTTAAGTTCGCTATCTTCATCTGCACTAACACATACTACTGTGCCTGGTGCTAATTCTTCGTTTGTTGTATATTTCTCAGCTAAGTCAGCAAAGTCTGCTTCTGTTGCTGTACCAATAAATTTAAATCCTGCTTCTAAGTCAATACCTGTAGATTTAACTTTACCAATTACAGTACCATTATGCGTAAATGTTGTATCGCCGCCGTTTGCTACTGCTACGCTACTATTACCATTTGATATTGATGTAGAGCTAACACCAGCAATCGCACTATTTAAGTTAGATACTGTTGTATCAACTTCACCTTTACTATAAACATCTAAATTAGTTCTAGCAAGAGGAGCAGTTGTTGCGCCTGTACCACCATTTGCAATAGCAGTTACAATACTGTTAAAGTTAAAGTTAGTAGCATTAAGTGTTCCAACAGTTAAGTTATCAAACCAACCATCGTTTGCTGTACCTGATTCGTTTACGTGTCCTGTAAATCTAGTACTTGCTGTTATTATACTACCGTCTATAGTAGTAGCAGTAATATCATCTGAACTAATAGGACCTACAGCAATAGCATTAGATGCATCTCGTGCAACTAATGAGTTTGAAGTTTTAGTTGTACTAGCATCAAGTCCTAATTGTAGTACTGCACTTTCTGCGCCTGCACCGTCTAATACATTGTTTACATAAACATTAAGATAAGGATCACTGTTGTATGTTGATATATTTTGTACATAATTACCTGTAGTATCTGTTCCTAAAGCAACACTGTTACTACCAGCTGTTAGTGTTAAAGTAACATCTTGCGAGCCATCTATTGTAACTTGTCCTGATAAATCACCGTCTACTGTTAATATTCTTGCAGTAGTCCATTTATTTGCTGTTGCGGCCGCACCGTTTAATGCACCTATAAATTCTGTAGCATATAGTTTTCCGTTGCTGTCTCTAACTGCAACTGTGTCTGGCTGTGCCGCACCGTCTGCAACTTGACCAACTCTATATTCATATGTATTTGCACCTGTAGCAACTTGTAGTGTTGCCGCTCTTGATGCTAGTCCACTAAATTGTGTTGCTGTAATATTACCTGCATTGTCTCTAGCAACTAGTGTGTTTGCTGTAGCAGTAGTTGCCGCACCAATAAATGTTGCTCCGTTGTCTACTTGTACACCATCTGCTTTAGTAACTCTACCTGTAAGCGCCGCTGTAGCGTCTGTGCTGTTGTATAAGTGCGTTCCGCGGAAACTAGTACCAAAGATGTCACCTACGCTATCTCTTGTTACAAGAGCGTCAAATGTGTTTCCTTTAGTAGCAATTTTGTATGTTCCGTCACTTAATACAGTATTTGCTTCGTCTGCTATACCTCTAAAGTTTACAGCATGTACTTCGTTCCAACGCTTAGTTGTAGAACCAATATCCATTGTGTTATCTGCATTTGGCATTGGGCCAGTTGCTGAAAGTTTTAATGGAATAACTGTTGAGCCGCCTGCGTCTTTAACTTTAAATGACATATCAGCATTTGTAATAGTTGACTCAAGTATTGTTTCGCCGCCGGATATTTTAACTAGTAATTCGTCGTTTGGTCCAATTAATAAACCATCATTGTCAGCAATATCAACTTGTGTAACAAACGTTGGGTTTGAACGTTGTACAAACTCTGCCGCTAGTGTTCCACCTAATTGTAATGCATTTGAAACAGTACCATGTAATTGATAGTTACCTGTTGTAACTCCGCTGTTTGCATTTTGTGTATTAAGTAATGTAATACCTTTTTTAATTCTATCAAAGCCAGTAATTGGGTTTGAATCATCTAATGTAAATTCGTCATTACTTACTGTAAAGATAACAACGTCATCTACGAAACCTTTTAAAATTCTGTGCTTGTATGGAGTATCGTCTGCTTGGCCTGCAAACAAGTTATCATAAACTTCAGCATCATCTACTGTTGTTTTAACAGTTTGGTTGCCTTTTGGTCCAACTAGTACAAAAGGATCTCCTGATACTGCACCGTTATGTGCATATAGCTGACTTGTTACATCGTCCCACCATAAGTCACCTTTGTTAACATTTGCCGCTGTAATTGCTGAACCGCTTGGCTTAGAACCAATGTGAACGTTTCCAAGGGGAACAAAAACGCTTTCACTATTACCATCATATACTTCTATTTTTTTAGAAGTAGTGTTAAACCATAACTGTCCTGCTATTGGTCTTGGTGGTTGGTTTGCACCAGCAAAGTTTTCTAGTAAGTAAACAAAATTTTCATTTTGTATTTCGCCGTAACCTGCATAGTTTTTACCTATTAGTTTTAGGTCAGTTGTGTTGTCGATAGTACCATCTTCAACTACTGCTACGCTGTTATTACGAGTATTAAATATTGTATAAGCCATTCGTTAATATCCCCTATTACGATAATAGTATTTATCGTATTTCCCTGTTAATGTTCTTACGGAGTTTCACCGTTTGGACCCGTAGCAGAAGTTACCCATGTCTTTGTTCCGCCTACATCCTCTACTTTAAAGAATCTTTTAACTCGAGTTGTATTTGCTGTAGGTGTTGCTCCGTCATCTGCCTTTAACGTAACATCACCTGTTGTTGTTCCTGTAAATCCAATATCTTGTACTAGTTGCTGGTTTGCTGGACCTGCCGCTGTTGGTGTTGCACCATACGGTTCAATAACATTTAAGTCTGAAAAGTCTACACCAATTTTTGTTGTACTAATACTTGATCCAATTGCAATGTTACTAACTGCTCCTCTTAGCGAAGTAGTAATTACTCTTGCATATGTATTAATGCGTTTTTCTGACGCTGGATGTAAAAAGTTTATACTGTCAATAACTTGTGCATCTAAACTTGCAAAACCTGTTTGTGGCATGTCTGTAACATCTATTATTAGTGCTATAGTATCACTTTCCATCTGTGTATCTACATAGTCTTTGTTTGCAACATCAGTTGTTGCACCTGTAGCATAGTTAGTAGTAGCAACACCTGTAATTTTTACATTGTTGAACACAACTGTTCCGCCACTATTGACTTGCAGACCTGCTGTTGTATCTATGATTGGAGTACCACCGCTATCACGTATCTCCATAGAAGATTTTATACGTACTCTGTCCATTTGGCCAACTTCACGCAATCCTGCCGCTACTTCAATCGCAGACCCTAATTCATGGAATGTACCTCCTGAATTTTCTTGTGCTATAACAACATTATTAATTTTGTATGCTTTGCCGTCATAAAGATTTAAATGATCACTAACTTGCCAGTTGTCGCCTTCAGTTCCATCATTTAACCATTTAAGATACTTGTCATTTGCATTTACATTTGACGGAGCACCTTTAATTATAACACCAGCATTATTTGCTGTTGAGTCACTACGTTGCACTACGCTAGACACTACTGCATTTGCTCCGCCTTCTTGATTTAATAAACCAACTGCTGAGCCTGTCAATGTGTCAGCGCCTGAGCTAAATGTTCCGTTAGTTGGTTCTAATGTAAGTGTAACTAAGTCTGAACTAATACTTTTAAAAGTACCTGTTGCTGATGTGCTTGATTGTGTAACAGTTTCACCTACTGCAAATTGTCCTGCAATAGTAGCATCCAATGCCGCATTAAGTGTTATTACTGTATCTGCATGTCCTAGTTCAATATTGTAGTCATCAACTGTTAAGTTTTGTGTTTCAATAGTTGTACTTGAACCTTCAATAGTTAAGTTACCTCTAATAAGAGCATCACCATTAATATCTAATGTAGCAGTCGGTAACTGACCTAAGTCCATATTAATACCAGCTCTTCTATTATTAGAAGTTAAAACAAATCCATCATATTCAGTAGACCCTAATAAGTTAATTCTAAACCTATCATCTTTACCAGTAAGTTCAATACTTGTAAGTTCGTCTGTTGCTTGAAACTTTGCTTCGCCTGATTGTCCAACAGTTAAACCGCCGGAGTTTTGAATAAAGATTGTTCCAGTTGTAATACTGTTAGCATCTGATGCTAGGAACTGTCCTGCTGTTTTTCTAATTCTTAATTGTGTGTCAGGATCAATTTGGTCTGTAATTAGTGAGTTAGATGAATCAGCAACACCATAGAATCTAAAGTTATCAGCATCAATAATATTGAAGCCACGTTTAATATCTTGTGTGTAATTTAGTCTTGATTGTTCTGCAAGTGTTGGACTATACGCATCGTTACTAATAAGAGCAACTGTAGTTTCACCGATAAACAATTTAATTAGTGTATGGTCAACTGATGATTTATCTCTAACTGTATCAACTTCAAATCCACTCTTGCCTTGGGCATCTGTATATATTGGTCCAACTAGTACAGGATCTCCTGTACCATCAAAGAACTTCATTTGGTTAGTAGCATTGTTGATCCAAATATCACCTGCAACCATTTGTGGTTGTGTGTTACTAACTATAGGACCATTTGATTTAAAACCTGTCCCGTCATATACTTTTAGTCTGCCTTGTGATTTATCGTACCATAACTGTCCTGTAATAGGAGTTGCTGGTGCCGCTGTACTTGCAAAATTTTCTAATATTTTAATAAGGTTTTCGTTGAACGCTTCACCAAACCCTACGTAGTTACGTCCTATTAATGTTATGTCCGAACTAGTAGTGTCTATTTGGCCGTCAACTAGTTCTGTTAATAGCGTTCCGTCTGTCTTGTTTAGTTTATAAGCCATCTATTATTCCCCTGCGTAAATTAAGTAGTTGAGTGTTAAGAATGGATTCATAACATCTATCGGTTGCCCTAGTGTCTGTTGTGTATCAATACCGCCTGACCCTGCGTATAATGCGCCTGTTCCTGTACCAACTAAGTCTGTCTTTTCTACTGTACCTGATGCACCTAAGTTAGCAACAGATGATGTATCACTAAATGCATAAAACTGTGATCCTTCGCCACCGTCTCTATCATTTATCATATCGTGTTCGTGTTCTGGTAAGTTACTAACTGCTAGTGTTACTTTTTCTGTACCACTGGAAGCACCTAAAGTATCTGCCGCCGCATTGTCTGTAACGTTTGCACTACCTTTACCCATGTTATCTTTACCCATTGGTAGTCTACCACGTAAGTCTGGTACTGCAAAGTATGCGTCTGAGTCACCTGT